ATGAACCTAACATAATCATTAAAGCATTGTTTGACGGATCAACTTTATTAAAAAATAATAAAATTAAAATACCAAAAAATCCAATAGTTGTAATAGCAGCCAATATAGCTGGAATATTTGACTTTGTAGCCATTTCCATATTACGAGCAGATACAGAATCAGCCACTTCTATTTTAGCAAAGTCAAGACCTAATTCTTGTGCTTGACGTTGTAATTCTAATTCGGCTAATTTAACTTGTGCAATTTGATCTGCATTAAGTTTATTAGATTGAATTATGTCATTGACTTCATGTGGCGCTACATTTAAAGCTTTAGACAAAACAGTCACAGCTAAACCTGCTAATGGGCCACCTAATGCACTAGCAACTGTTGGCGCTATTTGTAATAACCAATTCATTTTCTTTTCTCGTGTTCTTCTAAAATACGGATACGAACATTAAGTTCTGATATTTCTTTGTTTAACTCCTCTTTCATTTTAACTCTTTCTGCAGCAGATAACGGACTATCTGTTGGAACGCCTTGTGATGTTATTAAAGCAGGCATTTTAGATTTAATGTCAATTAAATCGTTTTGCATAGAAGTCATAGACGATAAAAGCCATGCAATCGCTGAAATGATTACAGGAAATAACATTGACGTTATTTTAGAAAAATCCATTATTGAGCTACAGTTGTTGTAGCACCATTTTCATTAGTTACAGGAGTAGGAGCTACTGGTGTAGGAACAGGTGTATCTACTACTGGTGATACTGCAGGTGCAGATATTGCAACTTCTGCTTTCTTATGAGCAATTTTGCCAATGAGTGTTTCAACAACCAAAATAACTGCTCTTACATAACCTACTAATGTTTTAATTACTTGTAATACTGACTGAACAACAGCCCATAAATCTTTAATTAATTGCATATAAACTCCTTATTTTAAAAGATTACTTAATAATAATAACAATACCGCACCGACTGCACCTAACAATATTGTTTCTAAACGCTTTAATCTTGCATTAATTGCTTCATATCTTAATGCACAAATTTCCTCGTGTGTGCTTAATCTATGATCTACTTCATCTAAACTATGTTTCATAATTTAAGCTTTCATTATGTATGCTAGGGCATAGTAAGGTGGCAAGTTAGCATTTGTGCCACTTGAACCTGTTGAAGCGTTAACCACAGCAATACCTGTAAAAGCATTTTGTGTTTGTGTAGTTGCTGCAGTAGAACCTGTGTTAGTATTTTGTGTAACACCAATTGTGCCACCACCTGTTTGTGCAACTGATTCTAAATGGAAGTGACCAGGATCGACAACGGATGCAGTATGAGTATGAGATACTACAATAGCGTCTGTAGAACCGCCTGTTTGTGCTACTGAATAAGTATTGCCAGCGCCTACAATAAATCTATCTTTTAAATTAGGTGTGCCATTTGTTCCATCACATAAATAATAACCTGAAGGAATAGCACCGATAGCACCTGACCACATAATAATAGAACCGCTAGGGATAGATGTAGAACCACTAGAAGTTGTGCCTAATATTCCGTAGATATTGTCATAGGTAGCAATTAAATTATTATTTGCATCTTCTAAAACTAATTTGTATGTGTAGCCTGAAGTAAGCCATAGTTCAGCAGGCAATCTACCGTCAGTTCCTAAAATAATAGGATTAGAATTTGCAATTAACCCATTATTATCTTGATAGGTAGTTAAAGGTGTAGATGATCCAGCTTGATATGTAAAAAGCTGACCTGAAGCTAATGGAAGACCTGTATTACCTAAAAAGTTTATTCCATTGCCTATTGGGGATAAATTAACTGCCATATTATTTTCCTATATCTGATAGTTTATGATACTTGATTTCTTTATTAATTTGCTTAATTTGTTTTGATTGCGATAATTTTTGTTCTAATTTACCTGCAACGTGTTCTGTTGCTAAAGCTCCAATATGACCTGCTTTCCAACCAAAAACATGACCAGCTTTAGATGCCATGCCAACCAATTTATTTTGCAATATATGTGTTTGAACTGCTGCACCTGGATATTTTGTATTAATACTAACTAATTTTCCAGCTTCAATACCTTTTAAAAGTTTATTTAAAGTTTTTGGATCATCTTCAAACGCAACTCTTAATTTTTCTGATAATTTTGCCATTTCTTTTGCTGAAGCAACACCATTCCAAGGTTCGTTTGCAGCGCTTTGACCTGCTTCTTTAATTCTATTTATTAAAGATGTTTTTATTTGATTTAAAGCATCAACTTTTCCTGTATCTTTAAAAACATTAATCATATGTTGAAATTGACTTTCAGGCAAAGTAACTACTTTTTTTATAATATCTTCTGTCGGTATTTTTTGATTAGTTCCTTCAACATTTAACAAATCACTCATTGCTTTAGGATTTTCATATATTTCTTTACCTACTTGAAAATGTTTACGAGCAGTTTCAAATGTTTCACCACCTACATTAGAAAATACATCTTCATCAATTAATCCTTTTAATTGTCCGCCAAGATTTTTAGTTTCATAATTATATTTACTATTAATAAATTGACGCAATTCTTCAGATTCACCAACAGTCATTGGTTTTACATTACCTTTTTCATCTAATAATTGTTTGCGTTTTAAAAAGTTTTGAATACCTTTTTGTAAATTTTGCTCTTGAGTATAAGTAAAGTTTTCATCTGCTTTTAAAAAATCATTTAATTTACCTAGTTCAACAGGTTTATCACCAAATTCTTGTTTAGCTTTAGTATAAAGTTCTGTTGTTTTTTGATTGTGTTCATTAAGAGCTTCTGCTGCTGCTTTACGAATTTTATTGCCAGCTTCATTTAAATCATAACCTTCAAATTGAGTTCCTGTTCTAGGTATTGTTCCACCAAGGTCATTTTCAATAGAACCAAAATGATTATTTAAAGATTCTTTTTCATGGTTTAATTGATCGGTCATTTTTTCGCCATAAATACCTTTTGAAGCTTTGGCGGTTAAATATTGAGAAGCTGCGTCTTTTTGATTGCCTGTAACTGACGAATCTCTTATATCCTTAATTCCAACATCTCTTAATATTTGTTCATTTTTGCTAATATCTGTAGCTTTTGCAGATTCACCTGTTTTAGGTATTTCAACATTAACATCAACTGTTGGTTTTCTATTTGTAACATCTTCAATAATGCCACCAGCAACATTACCTGCTATTTTGCTTACTTTAGGCCCTGCCGCAATTAAACCACTTTGAATCATATTTTCAACGTCTGATTGTGGAATACCTGTTTTATCAGATATTTCTTTAGATGATTTACCAATAAATTCACCAGCTTTACCCATAATTACATGAGAAGCTTCACCTTTATATCCAGGTGTTTCGGTAACTCCAAATATACGACCAACAGGATTTTCTAATGGTGCGCTAACACGTTCTGCAATTTTTTTAGCTTCTTCAGGTGATTTTTGTAATGCACGTTCAATAGCATAAGTTCCTTGATTAAATACACCAGGAACAAATCCAAATATAGTATCAATCGCAGATGCTGTGCCTTGTAAAAATCTTTTTTCATTTTCTTTTAATTTTTGTTTTTCTTCTTCGGTCATTCTTCCTAATCGCTTATTCCAAGCTTCTTTAGAAAATTGATCCATGCTAGTATTGGCAGGAAATGTTTGTTGTTGTTCTGCTTGAATATTACCTGATGAACCAAGAATTAATTTATTAATATCATCTTGACCGTCATTTGTTTGAGATTGATTTTGTGATTGTGTTTGTGATTTATTTTGAGATAAATCAACACCATTTAAAGCTTTATTTACATATTCTGTAGGGTCTTTAGTTTTAAATCCACCATATTGAGTCAAAGCTTTTTTATAATCGCCATTATTACTTTGAGCTAAATCATTTAAATACCAATCTGCTGCGGCTCTTGCTTCTTTAGGATCAAGAGGATTAAATTTAATGCCTTTTTTATGTAAATAAACAAGAGTTTCAGGAGTAAATTGATAATTACCTAAAGCTTTAGTATCTTTATTTAAAGCATAAGGATCATTACTTGCTTCTACCATTCCTAAATTATCAAGTAATTTAGATGGAGTTCCGTAAGTTTTATTAACATCAAAAGCTGATTTTATTTCTTTAGAAGGTGCAGCAGTTTCTTTACTGCCAACGCCAAGAATTAATCTATTGATGTCATCATCTTGTTGTGAATCTGCCATTAAAGTTCGCCTGTTTGTGTTAATTTCTTAATGTTATTATATTTTTCATTAAACATTTTAATTTTTTTCGAATCAGTTCCAATAATTTTTGCAACTTCACTTTGTTTTTGTTCAGGCGTTAATTTACTATTATCATTAATAGCCATAACAGCAAATATTCTATCATCTGCATTTTTATTCCACATGGTTTGAAATGATTTCATGTTATTGTCACCATGATTAATAGCAAATTTTTGTGCAGCAGTAGCTTGTAAATCAAAATTATATGTTTGAGCTTTATTTCTATACGCAATTTCAGCTAATACTTTTGGTGGATAAGTAAAAGTGCCATTTGCATAAGATATTAACTCTTTACCTTTATCTGAAGATAATGATTCACCATTTGCTTGCATTTGTGCAATTTGAGTCTTTGCAATATTTTTGCTTAATTGCACATATTCTGCATCATTTGAATAATTTTTAAATTCAGCCGCCCATTTTCCTGTAAGACCTGGATTATCACCATGTTTTGCAGCTATATCTGTAATTGAATTAATTAAATAATCATAATCAGCTTTAGTTGTGGTTAAATTAGATTGATTATTAACTAATTTTGTTCTATAAGCATTACCAGCTTTTGTGTCTTCAACTTCTGTTGGCATTGGTAAATAAGGTGTATTTGGATCACGTTTTGGATATTGATATTTAACTGGCTGACTATAATCAGGTAAATTCATTTGATCTTTAGTTACGCCTTGATTTTGTTGCACAACTTGATTTTGTGTTTGTTGTTGTGGTTGATTTTGTTGTGGTTGATTTTGTTGTGGTTGATTTTGTTGTGGTTGATTACTTTGATAAGATACATTTGGTAATTGACCAGGCAATGAACCAGCAGGATATTGTTTTTCATTTCTAGATTTTGCATCTAAAGTTTTAAGTTGCATATTTGCCAACCAAGTTTGATAATCTGTTTTACTTGCATTTTCAGGTATGGTTGAAATAATTTGTTTAACAGCATTTGGATTTGGGCCATCAGGAGCTGTTTTTTCTAATTCATATATTCTATTAACAATTTTTTCTTTATTTAAATCAGGATCAAGTTGTAAATCAGCAGAATTTTTAATAATGTTGTCAAAATGAGCATTTAAAACATCATATTTAGATAATTCTGATTTAGATTTATATATGTCTTGAATTAATGGATTAAGAACTTGATTTTTTTTATATTCTTGAGCAGAACTTGCAATATTTAACATATCGCCAAGACTCATAGGTTGAGCGCCTTTTACACCTAAAGATATTGAAGGGTCGATATTAAAAGCCATGTTACTTCCTTATGAAAATAAACTTGTAGATTGTCTTGAGTTAAGTAAATTACTCAACATATAAGCGTTACCAATATTTTGAGCGCCTGTGCTAAACGCATTAGCAGAACCTACTAAACCTGCAGCTTGAGCAGCGGCTGAACCTGTAGCCAAGTTAGCCACATTAGTTCCATAATTTGTAGCCAATGCATTAGATTGACCTTGAGCGGTTTGTCCTAATCCTGCAATAGAAGCTAATGTATTATAAATGTTACCGCGTTGTGTTTGATAGTTATTAAATGCACTTTGATAAGCATTGCCTGCAAAGTTTTGAGTATAGTCTTGCATTGCTTTTAAAGTGTTGCCACTTACTAAACCACCTGTTGCATTTTGTTGATTAGCTAATGCTTGTTGACCTTGTTGCAATTGGAAAGCATAGTTAGGTGCTAAATTAGCGTTTAAGTCTTGATTACTAAATTGATTAGTTAAATAACCTGAACCTACGCCTGTTCCAATAGGATTACCACTAGCGTCAAATTGTGTATATTGACCTGAACCTAATTGACCAATTTGATTTAATGCGCCATAACCTGTAGCTCTTGCTGGAGCATTTTGAGCATTTTGCGTATTAAATATTTGACCTTGTAATTGTTGTTGACCTTGAGCTGCGGCAGCTTGAATTTGAGCGGCTTGTTGAGCTGCGTTAGAACTTATTAAAGAACTACCAATATTGGCTGCAGTTAAAGCGCTTGTAGGTGAAATGTTACCAATTAAACTACCAGCACCTGCAACTGAAGGTAAAGCGCCTTGTGAAGCCATATTAAGCGTTCCACCGCCATTTATAATGCCTTGAACAGTAGAAGGATCAACACCGCCTGCTGCTTGACCAATAAATCCCAAAGCTTGATCTTGTGAATATCCTGCTGAAGTGTAAGCATTAACTGCTTGTTGTAGTTGATCTGCGCTTAAAGTAGCGCCAGGTGCGCCAACAACGCCTGTTGAACCTGTTGCTCCACCACTACCAAGTAAAGATGGGTTATAACCTAAAGCACCTGCAACGCCTCCGCCAATACCACCAGTTAAAGCACCTGTAAGTGGATTGCCACCAGTAACACCACTAACAACAGCGCCAGTTAAAGCCGATCCGACAACGTCAGTTGCTACCGTTCCTAACGCATCACCAGCTACTGCAGTTACAGCAGAAACACCCATAATTTAGTCCTTTATAATTTTACCTACGATTACATCTTCATCTACATACCCAAGTCTATGCAAGAGTATTCTAAAATCTTTGTTAAACTTAATATGCCAAAGAATCTTGTCTACTTTTTTATCTAATAAAAACTTTTCTGAAGCTTTTATTAATTTTATTCCTGTAGTTCCCTTACGATAATCAGGATGCAAATACAGTAAATCATTGTTAGCATATTTAGTTGATTTGTAATGTAAATGGTTAGTAATAAAAAATATTGAATAACCTACTAATTTACCTTCATCTCTAGCTGTAACTATGGTTAATACATTAGTATCACATAGATTTTTATATCTATCCCAATCAGGGTCTAAAGGTATTACATCTTTATCAACTGCTATTTCATCGTAATGAAGTTTAATTAATTCTTTAATATCTTCATTTACTTGAGAATACTTCTCAATATTAAATTTAATCATTCAATTGCTCCATTCAATTGTTAAAACCTTATTTATTGATTGTAATAAGGCACTTTCACTTGTTGACCATTTACAGTCATGTTAATAAATCCAGCAGGTTTTGCTGGTAAATTTGCAGTTCCTGTTGTTGCAGAATTAGAACTTGTAAAATTAAGCAAATTTAAAAAATATTGTTGCCATGCACGAGTGGGTCTTTTAGTAGTGCCATCTAAAAATTCAGTCTGTGGATAAGGATTATTTTGATTTGAACCCCAAATTCCGCCTGACATTAATTTTCCCCTTCTTGTGCTTTAAGGTTAGCTGATATTATAACCGCATTTACAGGGTCTGTAACCACAACCTCAAAAACTCTATCTCTAGACCAACCTAATCTACGCCAAATAGCACGATTTTTATATTTGCCTTCTTGTCCTATTTTAACCCAATGTTCATTAGACCATGTAGAACCGCCATCATTTGACCAACGAAGCATAGCTTGTGGGTTAGTTGTAGTTGTTTGTAAGCCAACTTGATTACTTTGACCTAAAATTAATGTTTCATCAGAAGTAATTATTAAAGTGTCAGTTGGCGCAATATAATAAGGTGAATTAATAAAAATACCTTGCGTTTTAGATGACAAACCTGTTGTGCCTACGCCTGGTTGAAATTGTATTTGTAATTCTTCTAAATATTGACGTTGTAAATCAGTTACTAAATGAGGCGCACGTCTTAATCTGCGGATATTTTGACCATTATCGGTATAGTTTGATGTATCTAATTGATATATTTGACCGTTAGAATGATCGCCTACAAGCACTAAACCTTGGAATAAACTAGCGCAATTACCACGATGTCTATGATAAATATTATTATTGTCAACCCATAGCCATTTATGCCACATTTCACTAGCAACGTCATAAGCCCATGTTAAATCTAATGTAGGGAAAGATACGACATAAACTTCGTGGCCTTCTAATTGATAAGTCCAAGCTACTGCGTCATCAATATATTGATCGGTTAATGTGTTTTCTACAGCATGAGTGGATATTCTTTGTGGAATATAGCCATTCATCATCATAATTTGAGCTTGACCGCGCACATTTCTAGATACATAAGCAAAACTATTGCCTACTCTAGACATAGAGTATTGTGCCGCAATACCATGTTGCGTTGATGTGCCAGGGATACGTTGGAATGGGAAAGGGAAAAAACCTACGTCTACCCATACTTCAGATGAAGCTTCACCAAGTAAATAAACTTCTCTATGATCTACTATTAAAGATACAAGATTATCAGGCGCACCGTCTTTAGATGAAAAGCTTAAAGGATTAGTAATAGGGCTTAAAGGATTAGAAGCTGCCCATTCTTGTGAACCTGGTTTATTGTAAACAAAATAGTTATCTACAATATCAACAGTATTAGCTGCATTAAATGCGCCATCGCTTGAAGGCAATACGCTAAAGTTTATAGCATACATTGTTTCAGAGCCAACAGTTTGTGAATTACTTACAACATAAGTTCCTGTGCCACCTGCGCCTGTGCCAAATGTTAAAGCTAAAGTTAATCCTGTGCCTCCACCATTAGTTGATGTAGATACATTGTTAGTAGGTGTAGATGTATATGAGCCTGAATTAGTCCTTGTTAAGCCTGTAACAGCGCCACTAGCGCCAATACTTGTTACGGTATAGGTAGCAGGGCTTGTGCCATAAACACCGCCTAAAACAGTTACTGTGTCGTTTACAGCATATCCTGTGCCAGCAGTAGCGATAGTTTCGCTTAATACTGTGCCTTGACCTAGAGCTACAATAACTGTGTTTGAAGCCACACCTACACCTTGAACAGTTTGACCTATGTAAAGAGTGCCTGTAACTGCTGTAGCGGTGAGTGTTGTGCCTGAAATTGAACCTGTGATGGTAGCGCCTACTGCCACAGAATTTAATACTTCAGATGTTTCTGTTTGGGATAGGTTAATAGAATATGTGCCAACGCCACCTGTTGTTCCTGTTAATTGGCCTGTAATAATAGTTTCAGCAGTAACGCCTACACCTAATAATGATTGAGATGCGGCAATTGTTCCGTTTTTAACTTGAGTGACAGTTAATGTAGTGCCTGATACAGAACCTACAAAATAAGCGCTAGAAGGAGTAGATATGCGCCATGTATAACGATTAACTCCGTCTACAATATATACATTTACACCATTATCAGTAATTGATACGCGACCTGTATTAGTGTTTAATTGACCTACCATTGTAGGTGTTAGGGTAGCAGTTAAGACATAAACATAAGAACCCACCACAGCGACCATATATTGACCGCCTGATAGAGTTCGCATACCACGAACTTCCTCTTGGTTTTGAAATACAATTTTTGAAGTTAATCCAGGTGTAGGATATAACGATACAACACCGCGTGAACCAGGTTGCTTTAATGGATCAATTTCAGGGCGAAAATTGATACACTCTTGCGCATCTTGATAAATAGAAGGCGCTTCATAACTTGGCCCAACGAAACCAAAATCCGCCATTATTTTACATCCTGATAAGTTATACCATCACGAATACGTCTAATAGTTGATTCACCAACTTTGTATGAACGAGCAACTGCAACTACGCTATTCATTTCACATAAATCCTTTCTAATTTGACGTATTTGTTCATCTGTAAATTGTCGTCTAGATAAAATTGGTTTCCCTAATTTAGCTAATCTCATTTTTTCTTTTGATTCTTCTGAAACTTTTTTACCTAATTTATTTTTATTGCCTTTGCGAGAAATAGCCCATTTAGCTTTAGTTTCTTCTGTATGATGACAACCTCTAAAGTTTTTACCCCAAGTTGATGCAAGGTTTTGATTGCCTTTTAAATTAGCTTTATGTTCTTTAGTATGTTTATAACCTGATGAGCCTTCGCCACCATCAGTTATGTTTACAAGCTTAATGCCTCTACGTCTGTAAAGATCAATGGTTTCTTTTTCAATCAATAAAGCAAATTCTTCATCAATATCTTTTACAAGTATTTCAGCATAAAAACCATGTTTATTGACAGTTCTATACCAATATTCATTGCGACCATAAAATTGAGTTGGTCTGCGTTTTTTGCCTTTACCAACATAAAATATATCGTTTGTGTCAGCTTTTCTATGTTGATAAACTAGATACATAATATTCCGTAAGTGATTGATTTTAACGAAAAAAGCCCCCAGTAAGTATCCAGCCTGCATCTTTTTGCCTACTACTCAACAACGCGTCATTAAATCTAGCAGATTGAACAGGTTTCATATTTGTTCTCTTAATAGTTGCTTTTCCTTGTCCTGCATAAGCTGCAATCATGGCAATTTGTGTTTGTGATGCTTTGCCATACATAGGCATTAATCTTTCAGCTAAACACCAACGTAGCGCCATAGAATAGCCTTGTGGAAGGTTTACATTGTCATACATGGTTACAAATCGACCAAAGTTAGTATTGGCAAATATGTGCATTTCACCTTGAGCAGGATTAGGCCATACAAAAATGTTACCTAATGTTTCTGTAGGTTGATAGTAAAGTGCTTTAGGCCATGGACCATTTAATGTTTTAAGACCAATCATTTGATAGTCTTCAACATTTAAAATAGCTACAGGATAGTCTAACCCCCCATTAACGATAGGAGTGCCATTAGAATTAGTATTGATACGAACAAACGCGGAATCAATATTGAGTGGTCTTTGATAGTAAAGATTAATGGCTGTAGATGCAACGCTTTGACTGATATTGACTTGATAAGTCCCAACTTCATTTACATTGCCTCCTGCGCCTGTGAGCATTTGTGTAATTGTAGTGCCTGGTGTAATACCTGTGCCTGATAGTGTTTGATTAACTGCAACAGCACCTGATGTAATTCCTGTAACTGTAAGAACATTACCTGCAATAGAGCCTGTAATACTTGCACCTACTTGACCGCCTGGACCAATGGTATATTGTGTTTGACCTGGTGTAATTGGATAGATAATTTCTGTTTTGTAGAAAATCATCATATCTTCATTTGACCATTGGTCAATCATGTCATTTAACATATCAAAAGCGTCTTGTGCTTCTTCAGGCGCAGGAGTTTCACCTGAAGCTAATGCACCAATGTCTTTTAATGCTCTTGAAATAATATCAATGGGTTGTGCCATTATAGATCACCTATGTTAATTTTCATTGGTTGCCAAGGAAGTTGTGCTTTGTTGTTAATTTTTAAATTATTAAGTTGTTTTTCTAAATTATCAGTAATATGACAAACTTGATTAACTGTGGATTCTTTTTCAATCCAAAAAACAATATCTTCTTCTTTAACATCAGCTAAAGGTATGTTAAGTGTTTTATCGCTAAACCACCAATTACCTTCAGTTTCTACTGAATCAATTTCATTGTCGGCAATAACATGATATTTGGCATGAGTAATTAACTCGCCATCAGTTGATATTTCTTTTACTTTCCAAGTGTAATTAGCCATTTTGTTTAGGTGCGTTAGGATCAGGTGACCATGTAACATTAACTGCACTTGCTACTCCATCTACATCTGTAGCTGCATTGATAGCAGTTGTAGTTGCCAATGCTTCTGCACGAATAGAAGCACGCCATGCTTTCCATGTAGCATCCATAGGTGTTCCTGTTTCTGAAGCCATAACTGCCATCCAGTCATTAGGCAATAATAAGCTATAAGCAGTAGCGTTTACTTGTGATACTGCATTAGCTTTAACTGTTGCCAAGTCTTTAGGTGTGTTGGTGTAAGTTAATGTAGCTTTGTCTAATGTTGATGATACCCAATAGTAAATATCAGATTTAGGTGAGTTAGTAGCAATTACTTCCTCTAAACCGATTGCTGACTTTTCTTCAGGGGTTGAAAGGTTGAGCCAGTTTTGTGGGTATTGCACATCACCAATGGTAAAGGCTTGTCCTTCTTGTATATATTGTCCGTCTGTTGTTGAATAAAACATATTTTCTCCTAATTAAATTGTTAGCGGGCCAAGCTATTGCGAAAGGGATTCTCTGCAAATGCCATGTATATGTATGTTGAACCACTTACATTAGATTCATTAGCCAATACATTTCTACATTTAAATCCGTTAGATAAAAAATCTAAACTCATAACTGTTGTATTTGTAGCCGCACTTGTATCTGAATATAATGAATTAATTGCTACATTGTAAGGATTTGTTGAAGTATCTTCTATAGTCCAATGGGATATTAAACTTGTATTTTTAATAATTACATATTTAGGTCTAAAACCTAAATAAATAAATGGACCATCAGAACTGCCATTTCCAACATAACTTCCGAAAGCGGAGAATCCTGGAATAGCTGCCCAACAATATGCTACATAAGTAGCTGTGCTAATATTTACTGGATCAGCAGTTCCAATACTAAATACTGATGATGTAGGTGATGTATTATTCCAATAAGTTGAGCTTGAAGCAGAAGCAGCGGTGCTATCAAGTAAAAGATAATTAGTGTTTCCTGTTGATATATGATATACACCCCAATCTGATGTTGAGCTTCGTTTTTTAGTAATAATCATACTAGGTGCAACACCTAAACCATGCCCTACTGTAGCAGCACTTCCTGTTCCTGTATAAGTCACAACACTAAACCCAGCACTTGCATTTACAGATACAGTAGATGTAATAGAGCCTGAAGTATTAGATGATGTTGAGCCTTGACCAGCTTGCCATTGCCAACCTACATAAGTTGCAGTATTGTTATTATAATTAGTATCAGTTCCTAATGACCAACCATTGCTATTAAATGCAGTTAAACCATTAGTATCTGTTGTTTCTGCCCCTGTAGTATCAGATATAAGTGCTTTTGTAACACCACGAACAGAATCAGTTAATTTATGATCTGTAGCTGCACTTCTTGATTTTACCCATACTAAATCAGGTTTAAATCCTGCGGTATTAGTAATAGATTGTGTAGAGCCATTACCTGTATAGGTAGTTGCATCCATATACTTATTACCCTGTAATATAGTAGGGGTAGGTAGGTTATATGTGTTTAGTGCTACAAAGCCTGTAGGTGGTGTGTAAGAGAATGGTTGTTGACCAAAATTCCAATTTGATATGGAATTATTACTTGTGCCTCCTGTATACATTACTGGAGACACTAACGTGGATGTTGAAATTCCCCCTAAATTCGAACGCAACGATGTAATAGTATATTGAAGTGAATTATTTTTATAAAGAGCTAAAGTGTCTCCATCGTTATCAAGCGCAAATCCAATTACATCTCCGCTAGTCCATGATGCGGCTGTTGCTAAAAGAGTTGTTGAGTTGTTGTATATACCTCCATTAGCCAAATATCTAACCCAATTAAGTGGAGGGTCAGTTGATAGAAATTGAACAGCAGCAAGACCAAGGTTTAAATTTGTTAAACTTCCAAGGGTAACTTCCCAATAATATTTTCCTGTATTTGTACCTATTGTTGCTTGACAAGATTCATCGGAACTTTGTGATGTTTTTGTAATTGTTAAATTACCGTTGCTTAACGTAAGATTTCCACCTACATATTTGTTAAGAGGATTCATTACTGCATAATTAGCCACAGTTGCACTTGTTAGCGTAGGAACATCTGTCATAGCATCATAAGTTGTGCCAGCAGTTACAGATATGTTATTAGTATTCCAATAGTTTCCGTTGCCTGAATAATCTTTACCAAGTCCTGTGTTAGAACCTGAAGTAAGGGCTATGCTAGAAAAGTTTAAGTAGAATCCGTTAGTGCCATAAGTGCCTGTGTATTTAGCTGGTTGCCATACACCTGTGGTTGCGTTTGTAGAGCCAAATGATGATGGTGTTAATTGCTGACCATCTACTAAATTAATTTCACTTACATATCCATCAAAGAATTTTGATGCTACACTTGGATTTCTAAAAAAGTTATGTGCATTAGTTGAATTAATTGCAGTATTTGCATTTTGTGATGGATAAGTAAATGTGCCAGCAGTAACTTGAGAACCATTGACATATAATTTCATTCTATTTGCAGCAGTTGCTTGCGTTGTATCAAAAGCTAAAACAATATGATACCAAGCTGAAGGATCACGAAATACTTGTGTTGTTACAAAAGGTGTATAAGTATAAAAATCTAATTGAAGTGTATCATTTGTTTGAAATGATAATTGAAAATTAGTTGCATCTGTTGTTCCAGTTGATATACATAAAATATCTTGATATGTTCCTGTAAAACTACTTAAACCACCTCTTTTTACCCAAAAAGAAAGTGTCCATGTTTGTTGATTACTTGCACTTCCTGGCGTTCTATTAAGATATGCAGATGCACTACTTCTAAATCTTAAAGAGTTAGTTAAGTTATAACCTGATGGACCGTTTGCTACTAAATTAAGCATTAAGCTACTCCTAGACTGCGACCTTGTTCATAGAGATTTGTGCCGTCTGATCTCCAAACAAAGTAGTCTTTAGCACCTGCAGCAGTTGATAATGTTGGTGCAGTTCCGTTTGTCCACTTAAATGTAGTGTCCCAAGTAATTGTATTTGAACCTGCGTTTTGTATAACTGCTAATGCGTAAAATGCACCATTAACCAAGTTTGTAGGTGCGCCCATAGTTCTATTTGATGATACAAATGTAAATGTAGCTGTTTGACCTAAAGATGTGTCCCAAGCAATTGTAGCTGCGTCTGTAAGTGTAATATTAGGTGAATAGCCTGTTCCTACTACAGCTAATTTAGCGCTAGGGCTTGCAGTTCCTAAACCTAAACGATTGTTTGTATTATCCCAAAAGAATTGAGCATTATTTTGGCTATAAACGCCTGAAGCGCCTGCAAATAAAATTGAACCTGTAGTAAATGATGTTGTAGTTCCTGTGCCACCACTACCAATAGGCAAAGTTCCTGTAATTCCTGTTGATAAAGGTAATCCTGTGCAATTTGTTAAAACGCCTGCAGTTGGTGTGCCTAAAGCAGGTGTTACAAAAGTAGGTGAAGTTAAAGTTGCTACAGTATCAGTAACATTTGGTAATGTTAATGTGAAACTAGATGAAGTATTAGTGTTTGCTAATGCTACTTGTCCGCCTAATGACGCTTGAAAAACTAATTGTCCCATAAATTGTCCTTAAACACCCTTCAATGGGCTATATTTTAACTTACTTAAGCTAGTATTCATAGTTTGATTTTCTGTATTTTTAAATGTTAATTAAGCTACACCCAAGCTACGACCTTGTTCGTATAAGTTTGTGCCGTCACTACGCCATACAAAGAAATCTTTAGCGTTGGCTGCAGTAGAAAGTGTAGGTGCAGTTCCGCCAGTCCATTTAAATACAGAATTCCATGTCAATGTTCTTGAACCTGTTGCGTCTTGAATTACGTTTAAAGCATAAAAAGCACCTGATACTAAACCTGTTGGTGCTGCCATTGTTCTATTACCGCCTAATGTAACTGTGGCTACTTGTTGTGTGTTGGCTGCCCATGAAATAGTTGCACCGTCTGTTAAAGTAGCTGTTCCAAAGTATTGTTGAGCAGTAAAGTTAGTTGCAGTTCCTGGCGCTACAAAATCTGTGCCTGCAGTTGCAGCAGTTATAGCAGATGTGCCATTTCCTTTAATAACGCCTGTAAGAGTCGTTGCACCTGTTCCGCCATTAGATACTGGTAATGTTCCTGTAACGCCTGAAGATAGCGGTAAACCTGAACAATTTGTTAAAGTTCCAGATGCAGGTGTTTGTAAAATAAGAGCGTCAGCAGTCTGTAGCTCCTCTAATGTTGTTCCTGTAAGCACTAATGGATAAAAATTTGCCATAAAATTTCCTGTTAAGTAACCGCTACGTTAATTGTAGAACCGCTATGATTTATTATAGGTAAAACGCCATTTGCAACAGATACGCTCGTTGTTGATGATCCGCTGTGTAATAATATCAGTAAACTGCTTGGTAGGGTAGACCATGACGTATTAGTTCCGTCTGTTTTTAAGAATTTACCTGTATTTGATGTTTGTGATGGTGCTAAAGCATTAAATGCAGCATTTGCAGTTGTTTGACCTGTTCCACCATAAGCAATACCAACAGCATTTGTAGGTGTTAAATAGCTAGCAGTTAATGTGCCTGTTGATGGTTGGTAAGTTAATTTAGTAGAACTTGTGTATTCGGTAGTTGTAGTTCCTGTGGTTACCCTTGCAAATAAAGGATAGTAAGCAGTAACAGAGCTTGTATCGTCAGAAATTGTAACGCCTGAAGAAGCTGCGGCAGACCATGTAGGAACGCCACCTGATAAAGTCATTACATAGCCGTTTGTGCTTGCAGCCAAAAATGTAGTTGTTCCTGAAGCTGTTTGATAAGGAACTGAACCATTAGCGCCACCTGCAAGATTAGTTGCAGTTGTAGCTGTTGTGGCACTTGTTGCACTTGTAGCTGTTGCTGCATTACCGCCAATAGATAAGCTAGACGCTGTGCCTGTTAGGCCTGTTCCTGCACCACTAAAGCTAGTTGATGTAAATACGCCTGTTGATGGGTTATATTGTAATTTTGTAGAACTTGTATATTCGGTAGATATAGAACCTGAAGTTTGGTTAGCAAATAATGGGTATCTAGTCGCATTAGTAGATGTGTCATCTGTGACAGAAACTGAAGCTGAAACTGTAGACCATGAAGGTGCGCTTGATCCGTTAGATGTTAAAACTTGACCTGTTGAACCTGCTGCACTTATAGCCAAAGCAGATGCACCTGAATATATTATTCCACCTGATACAGCAGTTAAGTTAGCACTTGTTCCACCATTAGCTAAAGGCACTTGACCTACAATGTTTCCTGCTTGAACAGTTAAAATACTTTTATTAACGTAAATTGCACCATTACTTGAATTTACATAAGCTACAGTTCCTAGTTTAATTGCATAGCCTGTTGGTGGAATTGTATTTTGATAGTAACCAGCAGAATATGGTGATAAATATAAAGTATCGCCTACTGTATAGCTTCCAGTATTTACACCTTGAACTAAACCAATAGTTGTAACATAACCTGCTGTTCCTGTAGGAATGGCTTGGTTTGCTAAACCTATAACATTTCCTGTTGATAAACTACTAGCAATAGCTAAAGCCACATTAGGATAAGTATATCCACTACTTGTAGATGTAACATATACAGGTTGACCTACGTTAATTGTAGAGCCTGTATTGTTATAAACTTTTAATTGTATTTCTTCGCCAATATGTAATGTATTGTTTGTAACATCATTGTAATAAGCCAAAGCGTTTTGAGTGCTGTCATACCATAAACGACCTGCGTTATAACTTGGCGCTGAAGTTGCTGTATAAGTTTCATAACTAGAAATTGTAGGTGTTGACATTGTTACGCTAGTTAGCGTTGAAGCAGTAGAACCTAAAGATATAGATGTAGAACCTATGGTGATACTAGAATTTAATAAAGCACCATTAGGAATACCGCTAAAGTTAGTTCCTGTTAATGTTGGTGTTGTTGTATAAGCTAATCCGCTGTTATATTGTAAAACGCCTGTGCTAGGTGCTAAAAATGACGTTGTATTAACTGCGGTTTGATAAGGAATATAGTTAGCTAGTCCACCTGCCAAGTTTGTAGCAGTTGTGGCAGTTGTAGCTGATCCTGCCGATGTAGCAAAAGTTGCTGTTGCAGCATTTCCACCAATGTTTAATGTTGTTGCAGTTCCTGTTAAACCTGTGCCTGGGCCACTAAATTGTGTTGAAGCAGTAATTGTTGTGCCACCAAGGGTCGTAAAAACGCCTGTAGAGGCTGTAGAAGCGCCAATCGTTGTTCCGTTGATACTTCCGCCTGTAATTGCTACAGAATTAGCGTTTTGGGTGCTTAAAGTGCCTAATCCTGATACTTGGCTATTAGAAATAGCAATGCTTGAAGCAGAAAGGCTAGTTAATTGACCTTGTGCATTAACATTTGCGGTTAAAGTTTGGTTAGCAGAGCCATAAGAACCTGCTGAAACGCCTGTATTTGTAATAGAAAACTGATTTGACGCTAAAGTTAAGCCAGTTCCTGCGGTATATGTATTTACATTAGAAAATTGCACCCATGGCATTGCTGTAACGCCAATTGTTCCTGTGGTTGATGCTGTGCAAACCCAACCTGTGTCAATATTTGTAGTGCCATTTAGGATAACAGTATAAGCGCCTGGCACTTCTGACCATACATCCATGTCGGTAGAACGTGACCAAGTTCCTGAAGATGCTATATAAATTCCGTTGTTCGCAGAAGTTGACTGATTTTTAACTAAAACTCTATCGCCTGCGGAAATTGTATAATTATCAATAGTTTGTATGCCTGAAAGCGTAATATTGGCTGTTGTTGCTACTTGACAAGCAGCTTTAGGGCCTAAACCTTGCGCTACAGTATCAACATAGAATTTATTAGCTATGTCGGTATTGCTAGAT